ACTAGCGCGGATCGCACTAGAAAAAGGTAAAGAGTTCATTGCTCTTGCAAAACTAGCCGAGGCCGAAGACCTCGCCAAAGGAGAATAGAATGAACATGACAGATGAACACTTCAACGAGCTTACTGGCAACGTTGAATACTTGCGAAAGTTGGTTGATCGAATTAGCGGAAAAGCAGAGTTTGTAGAAATTTGGAGGAATGTCGAAAACGCAGACCCCAGAATAAATACCCAAACCTGTAGAGACCGCACTGAGGATGTCCTCAAAGATACACACCAAGCTGCAGCACTGTTGGACTTAATTACAGCACAGCTCGACTTTGAAGCAGTGCTTAGATCAGCAGACGATGAGGACACAGACTACGATACATACTTACTCGCTAAAAACGATTTAGTGATATCCAAACACCGTTGGGCGGCAGCAGCCCCCCATCTGCAACCTGATCTCGATGCGTGAGAAATAACCATTAGTATGGTTATGTGGAGCGAAGCTGCTAGATTACCTCCCAGTGAACAATAACTAAGACCCCAGCTCCACGAGCAAGCCAAGCCCACTTCGGTGGGCTTTTTTGTGCGTATTAGAAAGATTACTGATATTGTCTATTTGGAAAAAAAACTTTTTTTTATTTTTTTAACAAAAACGACTAATAGAGTAATAGAAGTAATAGAGTGATGAGGAAAGCCTCGTGGGACAAGGGACGGGGACCGTGGTGAGTGTGACTGAAAAGTAATAGAATTTATTAGAACTATTAGTTCTAAAACAGAGAATAGAGTAGATAGGCCGCGAGCGAAATCTTTTCTTTTTTATAAAAATATTATTTTTTAGATTATAGTAGTAGACCACAGACCCCTCGGATCCACTGCATGAAAGAGCTACAGTACACTCCCATGATCCCATCTGACGATGGCAACAACTTCGTTGACCCTGATGGTAAGACATGGCACCCGCTAAACCCGAAGCAAAAGAAGTTCGCTCGAGAGTATCTGAAAGGCCAGAACGCTACCGAAGCAGCTGTCAAAGCTGGTTATACGAAGAACAGAGCCGCTGCCAAGAGACAAGGCAGTGTGTTACTCAATCACAACCCGCTACTCCGAAACTATCTGATCGACCAGGAAATCAAGGAGGCAGAGAGGGATAGAGTTTCCATGGAGGGCCACCTATCCGCGCTTCATGACTTGCGCGAGGAGGCACGCGACCAAGGCCAAATCAACGCGGCCATCACCGCAGAGATCCACCGAGGGAAGGTCGGAGGCCTTTACATCGATCGACGCGAAGTATTGACCGCGAAGATCGACTCATTATCCAAGGATCAGCTGATCGATCGACTCGGAGCATTGATCACGAAACGTGCACCGCAAACGATCGAGGGACAGATTACGAATCGGATCGGATCGATCGACGGATCGACTGATCGATCGATCGACTACATAGAAAAGTAGCAGGGGGCCGCGCCCACCCACCCACCCGCCCACTCATCTACGCAGCGACGGACAGACGGACGGACGGACGGACGGAAAGACCCACCGAAACCGTTAGACCGCGCGACGAAGGCGACCCGTTAGAGCCAGCGACAGTGTAGACTTGTTGGCTATATAGTTAACTAGACGGGCTATATAGTACTTGCGCTATATAGTTAACTGCGTATAATAGTGCCTATCCCGACAATACCTGTCGGGCTTTATTAGGACATTCAATCAATGAATACTAAAACAAAACTTGCTACTGCCACTACTGCTGCCGATGTTATGCCTAAGGCTGAGTCTAACAATGACAAGGCTGATATCATGGCTTACCTAACCCGTATAGCAGAATCTACGCCACCTAAGGCTAAGGGCGGCGCTGAAAAGCCTGTCCAATGGGTAGGTACCGTAACGCCCAACACTGACACATTGCCAGCAATGCAAGCATTTATGTCTGACTGTAAAGGGCTTAAGGCTATGACTTCAATGATCCGCTCACTTAACAAAGCCATTGTAGAAGGTAATGGTTCTCATACCTTTGACGATGTCGGTAGTGTAGAGGAATTTGACCGCAAGGTAGTGTTTGACCAGTACCATAGTGACCACGGTAAAAAACTTAAGTCTAGGGAGAACCCTCGCTTAGGCCATGCTTGGGGTTACGCTATGATAGGTAAAGCGTCATTCAACGATTGCAGCACAAGTGTCGCTATGCGTAAGTGGGCGGCCAAGTACTGTGACGCCGATGGCAAACTTGCTTTTTACAAAGTAAGCTAGGCTTAACTAGCTAGTTAGTTAAGGGTACCGTGCGTACCCTTTTTTAGGTTAGCTGGCTAACAGTATAACTAAGGGGCGCAAGGCGCGCTCGCCTACGGCTCGCGGTTAGCTAGGGGGGCATACCCCCAAAAGTGCCGCAAGGCACCCACCCACCCGCCACTACCTGAATCCCGCCTCTTTTTCGGCTGTACTTTTGCTACGCATCCCAAAAAATATTTCGCGAAAAAAATTTTACGAAA